ATCCAAGCCGTGGTTTAGATATCGTTTGTCCTCCACTTTACAAACTGCAAGTTCCTTATGCATCTGTAGCGGTTGACCCTGAGACTGGTTTATCACTTGCGGTTACGCAAACTGGTGACATCTTAGGATACCAAAACTATATGCGTATCGACTTACTTTGCGGCTTTAAATGGCACGCACAATATGCTGTTCGCGTGTTGTCATAAGGAGGCAGTCATATGCTTACTTGTATTTATCATCCGTTAGACCACTTCCGAGTGGTCGAACATGACGAAGCCGAACGCCTAATTGAATCGGGTGTTTGGTTTGATTGTCCGGCCAAAGCGAGAGCTTACAAGGAAGGTGTTGAGAAGGATGTGCGGAACGAAAAGGCGGAGGCTGCAAAGCCAAAGGCTAAAGGACAAACTAAGGAGAAATAACCATGAAAGATAATAAAATGGTTCAGTCTAACAACGCGTTTGTTAGAACAGAACAAGCCAAGCAAAAAAAGATGATGGGCAACCGTCCAGTGATGAAAAAGGAAATGGAAGAGTTTAACGCATACATGAGCAATGATGGCGAAAATGCGCAAGACTTCGGTCGTAAACTTTGTAAAGGTTTAGATGACGCATTCCCTTTGAAATAGTATAAGTTTCACTAACTCCTAATTCCATGTTAAAATTATGGTTTTAGGAGTTATATATTATGAGAAGTGAATTTTGTAAGTGTGGAAAATTAAAAGAGAGACAAAGTGCTGGGCAATGCAATACCTGTCATGCTGTTTATACAAAACAATGGAAAATAGATAATCCTCTGACAGATGAACAAAAAGAAAAAGCAAAGATTACACGTAAAAAATATGAAGATAAGAAACGTGAAGGGATAAGAAAACGTAATCCTAGGCTTGGCGCAAAGCCGGGTATATTTAGACCATTATGCTCTTGGTGTAATGTGGTTATAGAGAATTTTAAGAAAAAGACATTTTGTAAGCCATGCGCTGCAAAATATAATCGTGAATGGAGAGAAAAAAATCCTCCAAATGATAAACAAAAATTAAGGAACTTAATAAGAGTTCAAACCTATAGAAAAATTAGAAATGGTAAATTAATTAGGATGCCTTGTGAAGTTTGTGGAGAATTAAAAGTTGAAGCGCATCATGACGATTATTATAAACCATTTGAAGTAAGATGGTTATGTGGTCATCATCATAGAGAGCATCATATGATGCAAAGGAGGCAGGATGCCGCAAATAATAAAAACGACGAATCAATTAATAATTAATTCATTATATCTTATTGGAGAACTTGGAGTAGGAGAGGTTCCTGATCCCTATATGCTAAGCGCAGGACTTGAGCTAATTAATGAACTATTAGCCAAATTTGCCGAAGACAGCATCTATATACCCTATTTGACCGAGTTAAACTTCAATCTTGTAGTTAACCAAGCGTCTTATACTTTTTCGGATATGGTTCCTAATCCCGATGTGGTTTCAAATCGAATCGTTGATTTGTCATTTGCAAACTATTTGGTGCCAAGTGCTGGGCAAGGAATTATCTATCCATTACAAATTATTAATAAAGCACAATATTACGGTGTTACAAGACTGTTGCCATTAGATACAAGACCGGGCTTTATCTTCCTAGATAAACAAGCCGATGAAAGTATTGTGACGTTTTATCCTGCACCAGACCAACCTTACCCCTGTCGGTTAGGCGTTAAATGCATGATTAACAGTTTAGCCGCTAATTCAAATCTTGAAGAGTTACCACCTTTTTACTACGGGTTCTTAAAGTATGCACTCGGTAGGAAATGGCTAGCATATTACCCATCCGGTAATTGGCCTCAAACTTCCGAGGATGAATACAACGATTATTACGAGTCAATTAAGAACGTCAATGAAACTGATGTCACAGTACGACCCTCTGCGATTCTTAGTCGCGCTGAGCCGTTCTACTGGCAAAATATTTTGGCGTACTAATTATGGCGAGTGATTGCAAAGATTATGACTTTGTAGGCAGTTACGATAACCAGCGTATCAGCACAATTAATGCGGAACGTAGCGTTAACGTATTTGAATACCTTGATGCCAATGGTAAGCGTCCAAAAGCCATGATTTCAACGTCTGGATTGGTTGATTCTACCCTAAACTTTACCCCGGAAACGGGGGGTTCTAGGGCTACTTTTGTATTTAATAATGCAATTTATCAAGTTTTTGGGGCGTCTGTATTTTTAATTACAGGAACGGTGGGTTCATTAACAAAAACTCTTCTGGGAACACTTGTTACCGCTGCGGGTTATGTGGGTATTGATGCGAATCAGTACCAAGTTATCTTTGTTGACGGTGTAGAAGGGTATATATGGGATATCAATGCGACTACTTTTGTACAAATTACTGATGTCGGGTTTCCCGCTAATCCCATTGATGTGTGTTATCTCGATGGATTCTTTTTGGTTGCCGCTGGTGGCACTAATAACTTTTATTTGTCCTCACTAAATCAAGGGATGGTTTGGAGTGGTGGCAGTGCAACGTTTACCGGAAGCTCAGTAACAAGCATTCTTACACTCAGTACGAGCAATGCCAACTTTCAAACTGGCGTACCGATTACTTTTACAACCACTGGAACTTTGCCAGCACCTTTGAACACGACAACAACTTATTACGTGATTATGGTAGGTTCTCCAACAACTAACCCGGGAACCATTAAAGTAGCTACGAGTTACGCCAATGCAATTGCCGGAATATTTATAACGCTTACCACTAATGGCGCACCGACCAATACCGTTACGGTATCAGGTCAATTGCAGTTCGGCAGCATTACATCCCATCCGGGAACTATTGTTGCCTGTAGAACCTTACACAGACGAATATTTTTGTTTTCTCAATACTATACAGAAGTTTGGGAAAACGCGGGTCTGGGTACTAACTTACCATTTAGGCGCAATAATTCGCTCCTTATGGAAGTTGGTACACCAGCCATAGGAAGTGTTGCGGTTGGATTTGACCGGATGTTTTTCTTGGCTCAAGACCGTGATGGATTAGCCGGAGTGATGGAAGTTAAAGGTACTGAGTCACTACCAGTAAGTAACAGAGCATTGGATTATCAGTTAGCGCAATACGCTGCTGGCCCCGGTGTGTCTGATGCTCGCGGCATTTTAATTAAAGAGAACGGACTTATTTTTTACCGTATCAACTTCACGGCTGCGAATCATACGTTTGTATTGAATGTATCGATGAGTACATCTGATTCGCCCAAATGGCATGAAGAGGAGGTCATCAATGGCGATAGGCACCCCGCCCAAACTCACGCTTATTTTGCTGGCGTTAATTTCTATGGAGATTATGAGAAGGCTTTATTTTACATCGTAAGCGATCAGGTCACGACTAATAATGGTGAACGAATCAGACGCATGAGAATAGGCCGTCAAATGAGTCCAGAGGGTTATAAGCGATTACGCATTGACCGATGGCAACTTGATTTATTACAGGGCGCATTGTCCACGGGTGTTTTAGGGTTTACGCCCGATCACGGTCTGGATAATATTTTAACGATTCCTTACGCGCCAAATGCTCAACCAACCGTTTATTTGTCTGTATCAAAAGATGGAGGTCAAAGCTATGGTAATAATCTGCACGCGACAATGGGAAAGACAGGTGAGCGAACCCATAGAACCGTCTGGCGTAAGATTGGAACAACCCCTAGAGGACAAGGCTTTGTTCCTAGAGTCGAATTCTTTAGCGAGATCCCATTCATTATCTTGGGTGCCTCTTGGAATTTCGAGATTTTACCGGAGTAAATAAATGGCTCGTGACTTTGACTTTTTCCCAACCTATGACCCTTTAGTAAGGGATCAGGTTTATTTAAGTAACGTTTGGGGCGACTTTATGGCGACATTTGTCGAGTCCTTACGCGAATATATGTCATCGGGCGGCTTTTTCGTTCCAAGACTTACTAAAGCACAAAAGGCTTTGATACAAACGCCCGTTGAAGGGCAAATGATTTACGTGAGTGATGCCAATTCGCCAACGTTGCCAAGGACGGCTTCATTACAAATATGGCAAGTGGTTGCAGGTAATGGACAATGGACGACCATTGTTTAAAGATTAATTAGCACAAGGAATGTGGACTATGGCTAATACGATGGGTGGTGGTTGGAATAACCCAGATTATGGATTTGATCCTCAAGGGATGATGTCAGGTGCAGGAGGTTTTCTTGGGGGCCTTTTTGGCGACTCCGGAAAATCCTATGACAAAGCTATGGAGCAATACCAAAAGTACATGCAAATGGGTCAAGGGGTACAACAACCTTACCTAGATGCAGGTAAAGAAGGTCTTGGAAATTATCAGGAATGGCTAAAAGGCCAGAAAGACCCAAGCGGTTTTATTAATAACTTAATGGGTAATTACCAAGAAAGTCCTTACGCCCACATGCTTCAACAGCAAGCAATGAACGCAGGAAACAATTCGGCATCAGCCAGTGGCATGATGGGAAGTAGCGCACTGATGCAACAACAACAGCAAAATGCCGGGCAAATTGCATCGGGTGACATGAATTCATGGCTTCAAAACGTATTGGGAATTAATAGCCAATATGGACAAGGCGAAGATAATTTGATGAAAGGTGGTCAAGGCGCGGCAAATTCATTGACCGACATGTATAATAAAATGGGCCATCAAATGGGTGAAGCGGCCTATGGGAAAGAAGCAGGTAAGAAAAATGACTTCTGGAACACTATAGGCGGTGGCTTAAGTATGCGCGGCAGCTTTTTATAAGGATATAAAATGGCACTTCCATTACCAAGAACTGTTCCCGATACTGGCCCCGGTGGTGGTTTGGTCACTGCTATGGGTGGGATTAATGCCCTTCACAACGCAATGATTGAGAAGAAGATTAACCAAATTAAATCTCAGTATTTGCCCACAACCTTGCAAGCCGAAGCTGCGAGTAAACGTGCCTATGCCAATTTGATGGGGCCACAATTCCTTGCCAAATTACTACAAAACCCCGGTGCTTTAGCCAATATGGGCAATAAAAAAGCCCGAGAAGCATTAGAAAAATCGGTTAATGCTGGTATGGGTCAAGGTACAGGCCGGAATTATTTAAATAACATTCCGCAACATACAGGCGTTGGACAACCTTCAACCAATAACTTTGCTGGCTACTTAAAGAATGGCCTTAAAGGTTTTCTTGGACAAGGCCAAAGCCAAGGGCAAGGAAACAACCCATTTGCGCAAGCGGCTCAAGCTATGCCACAAATGCCTCAACAGCAACAAATGCCCCAAGGACAGCCACAAGCTCCTGAACAGCCAATGGGTAATCCAGCAATGAATACTGTTCCCGGAAAAAGGCCAAAAGGTGGTGTCACTGTTGAAGGTCAACAATGGTATGACAAGAATGGCAATCCTGTTTATGAGGAAGATGTTCAAACGCCTAATGAGGATGTTCAGATTGAAGAAACTGAACCCACATGGGCTGAGAAAACCGGCCGATTTAAAGGCGAAGAGAAGCAAGGCGAAGAAGCCGGAAAGTATCGCGCCAAAGCGCAACAGGAAATTGGAGACAGTCAACTTGGCTTAAGTCATTCAGGTGCCGTATTGGGTCGTATGACAGATATTATTAAAAATCCTGAGTTTCAAGAGATGCGCAATAAGATTCCTTTCTTCCAAGATAAGCAATTAAATTATTTGATGAAGACCGGAACCCCTGCGCAAAAGAAACTTATTGGTGACTTTTTATCTACTTCTGAAAGTTTTATTGCATCAACTGTTCAAGGGTTTAGTGGTAAGCCTTTAGTGCGTGAGTTTGACTTAGCGCAACGTCAAAAGATTAGCCCAAGCGATCCAATTCATGTCGCCGAAGGTAAACTAAAATCAGCTATTGCACTTCATGACATTGCAGAAAAGAAGAACGATATTATCTCAGGGTTGCTTGATAAAGGCGTCAATCTATCTGATGCTGTTAAGCAAGCAAACAAAATGGTCGATGTAAGTGCTATTGAGAAGCGAACTGATGAATTATTGCGTGATAAACCTACGGAAGAAGACATCAAGTATATGGCTGAAAAATACAAAACATCACCTGCGGAAATCAGGAAGAAATTAAAAGCGCAAGGAGTACTGTAATGGGAACGCCACGCGATTTTTTAGAAGGTAGTTACAATCCTGCAAAGCAAACTTACCAGCCCCGAGACTTCTTAGAAATGGAAGAACCGGAAGAAAGTATTGGTCAAGCTGCAAAGTATGCGCCTTTTAGGGTTGGCGAGGATTTACTGAATGCCGGAAAGGGTGCGCTTGAAAGTGCGCCTGAGTATTGGGAAAAGGCAAAGACGGAGGTTCCAGCTTGGTTAAATCCAATTAATGGTCTTAAACATCCCGTTTCCCGTATCAAGAATGGAATTGCAGGACTTGCGGAACTTGGTCATGAAACGATTAATACACCTTACAAAATAACAAATTATTTAGAAAATCGTCTTAATCTTTTACCAAAAGGTGCCGCAGATAAAGTAAAAAAATATCTTTATCAAGAGGACATATCAGGGGCATTAGACCAATTCACGGGCAAAGAAATGAACCCAGGTGATGCTTTGACACGAGGAATTGCAAGAAATGCCACAAGCATTATTCCGGCTGGAAAGGTTGCAGGGGCTTTAAATCCAATGAACCTTACCGCCAAGAGTATTGCTAAGGATGTCTTAAAGACTCGTGAAAAAAATATTGGTCAATACGGTAATCGCTATGAAAACTTGTGGAAGGAAGCCGAAGGAAAAGGCTTTGGTGATGCATTGTATGATATTGATGTGGACATGAAGACCATCAAAAAGTACTCGCCAAACAAGGGTATCAAAGGACTTGAGGATTTCGACAAGAACCCTACCTTGCAAAATGCGCACAATGCAAAAAGTGACCTATTACGTATTAAGCGAGATTTAGATAAACTAACTACATTGCGAACTGCTGAACGCCAACAATTGGGTGCTGTAAATAATGCAATTGACAGCATTAATAACAATATGTTTAAAGGCCCTGATGGTAAGATACATGAGGGAATGAAGCAAAAATATGGCGAACTTCAAGAAGGTTATAGAAACGAAGTGGTTCCTTATAAGAATAAGGCCATCAATGAGTTTATGCGCGGTGAATCTTCTCCTGATGAATTAGTAAATTCATTATCTAAGAGAGCATTTTATGCAAAGCGTGGTAAATATCATAATGCAATGCGAATGAGAAAATTGGTTAAGAGTCACCCTTATCTTGCAGGAATAGGCACAGGAAGTGCTTTAGGAGCTGGGGCTTTAGGTTTTTACAATGAGCTTTTTGGTAAGAGCAAATAAATAAAACTTCACAAGGAATGTGAACATGGCAATTACTTACGTACAAGCGTTTCCGCCCCTATGGTACATCGTTGGTAACGATGGCCTTGCGGCTGGTGGCGCACAAATGTTTACTTACGACTCTATTACGCGTCAACCTAAACCTATCTATCAAGACCCAGCGGGAACATTGGCATGGCCAAATCCTGTTATTTTCAATCTTAATGGCACTAAAGGCCCTTTCTATTGGCAAGAAGATAGCGCAAACCCAGACGACTTGTACTATGTAGAAGTTTACGATAAAGACGGTAATCTGCTATGGCAAGCAAACGACTTCCCAGCAAGTGGATCAGGTGGTGGTGGTAACGTCACGACATATATTACTGTGACGAACTACATCACCAATAACCAATTTATCAACCACATTGGGGCGCAAGCGGGTCCTCTCCCTACCAACTTGGTTATCGCCCCATCTAATCACAAAGGCTTTACTCCGGCTCTTACTAACCCCATTGTAGGAACCTATGGAGTTCTTGGCCCTGATATTCGTTTTGTTAAAAATAACACCAATGCAATCGACTCGATAACATTTGTTCCATTCGCATTGTCTGCGGCTCCTTTAACCGGAGATGTAACACCTGTTGAGTATGTAGAATATCAATGCACCAACACGCCAACGGGTGAAACATACAAAAGCTTCCAGTTTCCAATAACCCAAAAGGTTAAAAACTTATCAAATCAGCCTATGACTTTCGGATTTTGGGCAGCTTGTGGGTCTGGAACTCAAACGGTAAATATATTTAGTCGTCAATATTATGGGTCTGGAACGGGTGCAACACCTGAATCATCAGCAACACGAGTTAACATTGGTTCAGCGGTACTTACTACGACATGGCAATGGTTCCCTATAAACTTTGTGGTTCCATCTGTTGCAGGTGGTTCGCTTGGTACGCCCGGAATGCAAACCGATGATGACGCATTATACATTCAAATTGATATGCCATTAGGTGCGCCATGTGACATCTTGTTTACGAAACCTGCTCTGTTCTTAGGGTCTGTCGATCCTGATACTGAGTTTGATTCATATGACATGATTGACTCTATAGACCAAACACCACGATGTGGGGATGTTAAAGCAACTTATTGGTCATCTGCTCCTTTGGGATGGATGCCTATGAATGATAGCACCATTGGAAATACTGGATCAGGTGCAACACCGCCTTATGCTGGGCAATTTATGTTTCAACTATATAAAACGATTTGGGATGCTGTATCAAATACCTATGCACCTGTTGCCGGAGGACGCGGAGCTACAGCACAAGCGGACTTTATTGCTAATAAGGCTCTGACATTGCCTTTATCTTTGGGAAGGTCAATAGCTGCTACGGGCATGGGCGCGGTCTTAGGTCAAAATGCTGGTGCTAATAGTGCAACCTTTACAATTGGTGCAGCAAACTTGCCACCTCACTCACATACCTATACCTTTACAACGGTAGGGGCTGGGTTTGGTTTCGGTTTTGCATCGGGAACAAACTTGACGACTGCAACCGGAAATACAGGAAATGGCCCCGGAACATCAACGGCTATTACCTTATCTACGCTGCCGTTAACCTCATTCATGAATATTTACATTAAACTTTAAGGAGCCACGTAATGGCAGTTCAATTATGTAATATACCAGCTTTAGATCCCAACTCTTACACTGGCCCAACTCGGGTTATGTCGGGTGTTGCAAGGACAGGAAACGTAATAAACGATACTTATTTTGGAGCCAATAACTCCGTTGAATTCGCACGCTGGCTTTATGTAGGCGTGACTGGTGATGTCTCTTATACAAAATGGGATGGCACTGTACAGACTCTTACGGCCTTGGCGGCTGGCGTTTGGCACCCGATTTACTCCATCAGGATTAATTCGAGTGGAACAACAGCTACAGGTATCGTATGGGGAAGTTAGCTAACTTCAAGCAGTAATATTACTCATCATTTAATAAGGATATTAAAATGACTTTACACCTAGGACAAACAGTACTGTTTAACGATTTGACACCTGCGCGTGTCGTATCGTTATCAAACATAGTAGGTACTTACTACAATGGCCCAAATAACAACGGAGTTGGTGCTTTATTAACTCTTGCCGTAACTTCTTTAACAGTGGATGGCGTGTTATTAAAACCCGGTGATAGAATTCTATTAGCTGGTCAAACTCTTCCTGCACAAAACGGAATCTACATCTATCAAGATTATGGATTCCCTAATGTGTCCTATCCTTTCCCACAACCACCTCAAGTTGTTGTGCTTCAACGTGCCTTCGACCAACAAAGTCTTGAGCAATTGAAAGCAGGTCAATTCGTGGTTATCGGTGCTGGTACTGCTAACGCTGGTGCTTTGTACTCTCTGGTTGAGCCTTTACCTCAAAACATCGGAGCAGATGCCTTCATCTATGTTGCTTCCTCTCCAATCGTTTCTTCCACGGCCTTAACTGCTGCGCAATTCCTCGGTATGTTTGCGGCTCCTGTTGCTTTAGTTCCAGCACCCGGTGCAAATAGACTTATCGTTCTTGACCGTATGGAGTTAGTCCAAACTTATGGCACAGCGGCATTTGCTGGTGGTGGTGTGGTAGCTGCTCAATATGGCGCGACTATTAACGGTGCTGGCCCTGCTGCTTCTAATACCGAAGCTGCCGCGGACTTCTTTGTTACAGCGAGCAATACGTACCTATTTAACGGGGCAATCGGTGCTAAGCCTTTCGCAACTACCGTTAACCAAGGTTTGTATTTGAGCAACGCGACAGGTGCGTTCACCACTGGTGATAGTACTTTTGTTGCTAAAGTTCACTACCATGTAATAGCTACAGCGTAATTAATTGGGGGGAAATGAATTCCCCCTTTTTTAAAAGGAATTAAAGATGCCAGGCGTTTACGGTGGGTTAATCGTTATCTTAATTTATGCCGCTTCTGAATCGGTTATCGATCAGGAATTGTTTCTCATTACACAAGGCGGTGATCCGATTCTTACGAACCTTGGACAAAACATATTAGTCACGGAAGAGGAATAGACCATGCCCGGTATAGATATTAGTGCCTTACCTGCGGCCACGTCCGCACAAGTTACAGACGTATTCCCAGCGGATCAATTACCAGGCCCTGTGACGCGAAAAATAACTATTCAGCAAGTCTTAGACTTATTGACTGGAACCTTTGTTGAAAGTGTTTCAGGTACGACAAATCGCATCACCTCAACGGGTGGCGTCAATCCAATTATAGATATTTCGTCAAACTATGTCGGTCAAACTTCGATTACCACGCTTGGTACGGTGACGACTGGAACATGGAATGCAACGCCAATAGATTTGGCAAGTTTTGTGAGCGGCAACTTAGCCGTAACTCACTTAAATAGTGGTACGGCAGCATCGGCCACAACTTTCTGGCGTGGAGACGGCACTTGGTCAACAATTTCATCAGGTTCAACTCCTTTTACTGTAGTAACGGGAACGTCTCAATCTATGACTACAAATACCGGATGGGGAGCTAATAATGCATCTTTAGTTACTTTTACCCTCCCTACAACTGCGGCTATTGGAGATGTTCTTTATGTTATTGGTATGGGTGCAGGTGGATGGAAAATAGCTCAAAATGCCAGTCAAAATATTCAAATAGGAAACCTTTCTTCAACTTCTGGAACGGGGGGAAGCATTGCATCAACCAACCAATTTGATTCAATTCATTTTATTTGCACGGTAGCAAATACTACATGGCAATGCTTAGGTGCACCACAATCTGCACTGATAACAATTGTTTAAGGGGAAATCATGGCTGGAAATAATGGAATTAACTTAGTTTACAATCCCGGTAGATTAATAGGGAAGCAAATATTTGCTACGGCTGGAAGCTTTACTTATACCCCCACCACTGGAACAACTAAAATATATGTTGAAGTATGGGGTGGTGGTGGTGGTGGTGGTGGTGCTGCGTGGTCTTCTGTATTTAATAGTGCTGCTGGTGGTGGAGGTGGTGGTGGATATTGCAATCGTTACTACACCACTATGCCTACAACTTTAACTTTAGTGGTTGGAGCTGGTGGCTCAGGAGGATCTGCTGGAAATAATAACGGTGTTGGTGGTGGAACATCACAATTTAGTGATCAAATTGCAGACCCTACAAATTATATTGCTATTAGAGGTGGTGGTACTGGCAATGGAAGTGCAGGGGCAGCCTCTGGAACATTTACCCAAACGTATGCTTCGGTAGGTGGTGGATTAGGTGGTTTACTTACCACTACAAACCAAATATCTATTCAGGGCGGTATGAGTCAAAGAGGAATGACAACTACTGGCCAAGCTATGGGTGGCGCCGGTGGAAATGCTGCATTGGGTGGTGGTGGTGGTGCTGGTTCTAGTAATGCAGCAGGTGGTCAAATTGGTGGTGGTGCAGTAGGCAATGCTCCGGGTGGTGGTGGTGGTGGTGGTGGAAGTATTACTGCCGCAACTGCTGGCGGAAACGGAGCTGCTGGAATGGTTGTAATATGGGAATATTCATAATATTTGTTCAATAACATAAGGAGTAGTTTTAATGTCATTAACAGTAGAAAAATTGCGTGGAGATATTGCCGTTCTTGCAATAAGAAGAGACCAAGCCCATCAAGATTACCATCAATTAATTGGCGCGATTTCCGTGTTAGAGCAAATGATATGGCGTATCGAACATCCAGAAGAAGCCAAGCCCGAAGGAGAGGAGAAGAGCGAGGTTGAAACTGTTCCTGAACATAACGAAGCTGCTTAATTCATAGATGGCGCAATGAGTTCATAACCACGACTCTTGCGCCTCTTCATCATTTGGTCAATTGTTTTCTGTGCTTCCTCTTCGGAACACAAGAAAATGTTCTTCTTGCCACCGCGATTTGAATTACAAGAACCCCAACTATAATCAAGTCTAATCCTATTAGCATCTTCCTGCACTGCGATTTTATAAAATCTGTCTTTAGCTTTGTTGAGCCATTGGTAAATCAGCATAGGTACTTAACATCTCATCTAAGGTTTCTCTGGTTTCGGTATATTCTTCTTCATCCATAAAGAAACTAGGGTCTGACACGTCCACTTCGTGACCCTCTACATAGAATCTCATCTACTTATTTACGCCTAAAAAGTTGGCATAGTACAAAATCATGATCTTGAGTGCAAGCTATAACTCTAATGCTTTGTATATCGTAGCGCGAGAAACGTTCATATCTTTAGCTATGGAACGTATGGATTGTAAACTTTCCCTCTTCTCTTTGACAATTTTTCTAAATTTATTGTCAACTTTAATAGGTCTACCAAGGTGCTTTCCGGCTTTTTTCGCCGCATCAATTCCCTCGCGTTGACGAGACCTAATCATAGTGCGCTCAAACTCAGCGAATGCACCCATAATTTGCAATGTTAAAGTAGCCATTGGGTCTTTATGTGCATTGAAGGTAAGGTTTTCCTTTATGAACTTAACGGAAACCCCTTTTTTAATAAGGTTATCCACTATTTCTTGAAGGTCTTGAAGGTTTCTAGCAAGCCTATCAATGCTATCCACTAAAAGCTGATCACCTTCACGAACGTAAGCCATACATTCTTTTAGACCATCCCGGTCTTTGTTACTTCCTGTAACCATATCGACAAACTCCTTGTCTAATGTAATTCCTGCTAACTGTCTTGCTGTATTTTGTCCTTGTGATGAAACACGAATATAGCCTACTATTTGATGGCTCATAATTATTCGATCACTTTTGTTAAATCATTGATTACTTTCTTGATAAGAAACTTGGCATCATCTAAAGAGGAAAGTTGAACTCGTTTATTCCAAAACTCAATAGCAGCGTCTAAAGTTTTCGATTCCGAAGAGTAAGGGCAAGCTTCACAAGTGGTGCATCTTATCTTGTACCACCAATCTTGAAGCACATGAAAAGAATGACCTTCATCATCTTCTTTAGTTCCACAAAAAGGACAAGGCAAGAATCTTTTGTCATTAATTGTGATAAATTCTACAAGTTGCATATTGTTACGTTTTGCCATTTACTAATTACCTACTAATTGCTAATGAATTGGTAATTGAGTATACCACCTTATTATACATTGCGCATTAAGGTGGTTAAAATAATTTATTACAGGGCATTTTGTTGATGTCACCAATATGGTCTAGTCGGTGTACCTTATTTACAGGTCTTCTTTAGAAAAAGAATTAATGTCGTTATCTTCTTCAAAATACAAGATTCTGAAATTTGCTTTAGTTTTCGGAATATTAAATTTTTCGCACATTCGAACAGCTTGTTCATAGGAGCAGTAGGCAATTTCTCGTGGCCAATGATGTTTTGGAAACTTCACAAGCCACAAAATCATTATCTAATCCTCTTCATGTTTTGGATGTGTATCTTCAACATGGCGAAGTGTATCGACCAAAGCCTTGTTTACTTCAATGATGGTGTATTGGATGTACCCTACGTCAAACTCATCTCTTGGGATAGATTCAATTTCTTCTACAATTTCTTTAAAGAAAGAAGCAAGATGTGATTGAAAACCGCAAACCCCATCATCATAGATAGAACGTACTTTATTTTCAGCGTCATCAAGAAGTTCTCTAATCCCTTCGTTCCCCGGTTTACTTGCAGCTTTAGCAATGTCGGTGGCTACAGCGATAAGCTGTCTTTGTACTGATTTCTCGCGGATTATATCGGAATACGCTTTAATGTTGGCAGTAGAAGCAGTGTCATTGGCTAACTCATAAAGATATTTTTCACCTGCTTTATTTAATTTTAATGCATCACATATAATTTGCGCATCGAAACTTTTATGAACAATTGCAAGTTTTCTCATTTGATTAAATATTTCTTTATGTAGCGTTTTGGTGAAATCTTCGGGGCAAAGTTCATTTGAAATATTTTTCAACAGTGAGCTATCTAATAATAGTGCACCAAGAACCCTTTTTTCACTTTCTATTGATTGAGGCATTCGCATTGTAACGTCCTTATTGTTGTTGAATAGGTATAATTTATTCTTGTTTTATACTTGTTTTATACTTGTTGGGTATGGCTTAAAGGCAGTTCAAAGATATGCCAGACTAAACCATTAGGCATATGAACCGTGGTATAAAACCGCATCTTTTCCATGTTCTCTATTTTATGGCCTGTACCATAAATTCTAAAATGTCTTTCTTCCAACTCCTCACCATCACATAGAGCTACCCATAAACAAATGTTATCGCCCTGATTATGTATTTCGCAAATGTGTGAATTCTTAGGTAGTTTTACTGTGATTATTCCATCTTGAAGGGGTAATTCGTACTTGTATATCACATTCATTGGTGACATTAATATATCCTTATATTACAGTAGCGTAGTCTAAAAAAACTAAGGATAAATCATAGATGAAAATAAAACTACTAGCAGTTATGTTAACTTTGGGTTCAAGTTCAGCATTTTGCAATGGAGTATTGTTTAACATTCTTTATGCGGGAAAGCCAATTAATGTGCCAATAACTTTATGTTTGGATGGAATAACCCCTTCGTCTTGCGAGACACACTTGGCTACTGGAAGCGATTTATACGTGAGATCGAAAACATCGAACCCTTCTAAATATCCAACGGCAGGAATTAAAGTGGACGTTACAGGTCATTCATTATCTGGTTGTACTTCAAGCGGAAATGGACAATGTATATTTTCGGTGAATAGCTGCCGACCTGTCCATATCGGATTAAATTAAGGTAAGCCCTCATCTTGAGCGTACCTAATAGAGCTAAACAGCGTTAGGATTTACAGAGGCTTTGAGGGCTTAGGGTTACTTTGTGGCGTGTCCTCGACAGGTTCGCCGCAAAAGTAGGCGTATGATACAGGCATCCAAGGATGGCCAGCAATAAATTTTCTATCTTGTTCGCTTAATTTACGGCCACATTTATTTTCACAGGCTGGGCTTGCACAATAACTTTTATCTTTGTAACTCATTTCCCACACCTTATACATTTATCGTATCGTTGAACATAAATGGGTTCTCCATTGGTGAGGAACCCGTAAAAGTCTCTGTGTTGCGTTCTATCATGACCTTCAATCCAACATTTTAATCGTGCAATAATCGTGCCAACTCTAATTTTATTCGTCTTTGCATCCATTTTTCACCCATTCCTTTGCTTTTTCATGTCCATTTAAAGATTCTTCCCACAATGAGTAACGATTTGTATACATTTCATGTCCGTTTTCATCAAAGACCATTGTTTCAAATATTAATGGGCGACCTTCACCGTACAGATTATGATCCATTCCCAAAAATACGGTAGAGATTCTCTTGCCGTCAATCTCGTCCTCGGCAACTCTTCGTCTATCATCACCTCGGCTATCTTGAAACCATTCGCCCCATTCTCTCAATGTGCATTTGTAGGGTTTTTTGTTCTCATCGAGCAGGTAATAATAATCACGGCTATTTAAAAGTTCATCGGCTTGTTTGCGCAATGCTTCTAATTCTCTTTCATTCATTACAATCAAAGCCATTATTTTTCCTTGATGTGGTCTTTGTATATTTCTGCAATACCAGTTTGAGCATCAGCAATAGCATCGTACATCGTTGTATAGCCTATATCTTTTAAGCAGATACTTACACGGTCGTCATATTTAATTACGCCACCTCGAACTAAGCATCTAAAATCTTCTTCATCTAAACTTATGTATTCCATCATTCACCACAAATCATCATTTTAAGTTTCTCTTTCGCAATCCCAAGTCTGTGCTGATTTGGCTTTCCATCGACCCACATTTTACCTTTCCACTCGATGTACCAATCGCCAATCATATAGCAGATGTGATCAATCTGTTCCGGTGTAAATGATTGCTGCATAGCAGTTCTTCGGTCATACATACTGCTTATGTCTGGGCAAGCTGCTTCCATAGTTTCTAATGCTTCTTGCCATTCAGTAATCATTTTGTCGGTTTCGTCAGTTCGATGATTGCCAACATCTTTAATTAATTTTTTCGTGGCACAATACCATTCATAAATAGCATCACTCATCTTCCACCCCGTAGTAAATGCTACTTATACGTTTTTGCATCATCTCTAAAAGCTGTTGCATTTCGTCTTTAGCTTCTTCCACTACGTCATGAGGGCTATTAAGATGCATAATTAAACGCCCTGTTATCTCACCCAATAACAAGGCTGTCCTCTGGCCAACATCAACTAATTCTTTTACATCTACTTCGTTCATACTTCGATCCAATCATCCGCTTTAAAATCCGCAAAGGTAGGATTGAAAGAAAACTGTGACATCTTATGTAATACCAGCCCATCGGTTGGGTCTAGGAAAATATAAAACTCAGGCTTCCAATCACTCATCCAAGCGCGTGTACCTTTTTGCAAATCTGGGATGATTTCGCAAAAGGTCTTTGACGCCTCGGAACCTTCGACCATCCAACCATCAGACACCATAATGTCTTCTGTATATAAATAATGCTCTAACACGGGCTGATATGACTTAACATTGTTTTCTTCCATCACAAAATAAAGCCCATCACGCCAGTCATTTCGGGTTACTTTCTTTCCTGCTTTTAGCAAATCCATTGCTTCGCAAAAATTCATTTTCGTCTAGCTCCTTTAGTAGATTGGTTGCGGCTTGATTAATCCAGCGCAACGTCTCATTGTTTTGTAACTCTCCACCTGTAGAAATAGATTCGTTGGCAATCATCTTCACAAACTCTAAAAGGGTGTCATAGCGTTGAAACTTTCTAGGCGCGCACCCAACATGATCAAGCCATTTGAGCATACGCTTATCAAGTTCTTTGCAATTATCACACTGCTTTGTCATCTTCTTCACCAAACATTTCTTCAATGATTAACTCAAACTGTTCTTTACGGCGTTTAACCAAGTCAAGGTCGTCAATCGCATCAATCATCTTGTGAAAATCAATAGGGTATTCACTCGCTAACTCTTGAATCTTTTGTTCACCTTCGGCAATCTGAGATTCAATTTTACATACTTCAAGTTCGGCTTTCTTCTTCATCTCTCTGGCGCGTAATGGTGCCATAGCTTCCTTGATTTTATCTTTGCAAAGAATCAATACGTCTTTGTATTTTAATAGAGCCATTTTATGTCCTTAGTAATAATAATTTTTTGTTAGTTTTTGGTTTTTGATCGGCTGCTGATAATCCTATTGGCAAATGACCCCTGTAATGTTGCATCATTAATTCACTCATCATTGCACTTTGTTGTTGTTGAGCCGCAGCCATTCCACCAATACCCTGCAACAAATGAATACAACTGTATGAAGCGCACTGATTACAATACATGTAAAATTCCTTATCCTAGTATTAACATAGCTCCAAAGCTTAACAAACAACCTTCCCACTAATCCATTTGTACGTGATGGCTAAGAACCACCACGAAACAAGTTACTCCAATTGCTTTTAATACTCTCATATAGTACAAATATCTCACATGAACGGGATGTCGTCATCAGTAAACGGTGGTGGCGTATCGCCATTCGGTACACCGTTTGCCCCTTGTTCGCCTTTCGATAGGTAATCTTCAACCTTGTTTTTGTCTGGGTACTTAGAACCTAACGGCTTGCCTTTTAACTTATCTTGAGGGATTTCGCTACCCTGTTCGACATTTATTTTTACCTTAACGGTTCTATTAATTGCCACTTGGGAGCAAAGTTTACCTTCTGCATATTCTTTTTGAATCTCTGCGGACTCCGCGAAGTGAACAACCTTCCACATCATTTGTTTGGTAAACACTAAGAAATCACGGACATCATGGGTCTTGCCGTTCTCATCGTACACGGTAACGGTCATATCCATCATAGGATTGCCGGAACTTGCAGATGTTGTATCTTGAGACGCAGTAATCACCGCGTCATAAATACCTTCCTTCATTAACTGGAACCTTTCGGCCATTGCTTCCTGCTCGCTCATTACATCATAATGGAACATTGTTACTCTCCCTGTTGGTTTTTAGTTAAATCAAGCATTTGTCGCATGGTCTGAATCAATTCAGCATCCACTCGGGCAAGCCTTATAAGATTGCGGGCAAGTTCCCGCAATTCTCTTATATTCATTTCCTCAACTTTAATATCAAAGTCGATGACTGGTATATTTTTAAAAGAAGCCATCATTCCCCCTGAATTTTTGATTTCAGGTGGTCGATACATTTTTGTATTGAATCCTTTTGCATATCTTCCCAGCTTTCGGAACTGGCTTTATCCAACCACTTTTGATACATCTCTTCGGGAACCTTAAGCAAGTCGATTAATCGTGTAATCTCTTTTACTTGCTCAGGCTCGGCTAGTTCTTGCGCCACGGCTTCACGTTCAATTACTGCGCGGCCGTAACGCTCTGCAATCTCTTCGTATGAGAATGGGAACGTGTCGCTGTCTTGGAATGTCTCAAACCGTGACTTCTTCACAAGACCCACTCGGTGCGTTCCGCGCTTTTGAATTTCAAATACGAGATCGAAAAGGTAATCTAGTTTCTTGTAACAATCAAACGTTTGCCCTAAAACCGCCAAATTCTGCCCGTACTCGTTCTTAGAGTGCGAGGTGATGATAACGTTCATGTCGAGTCTGAATAGCAGGTTAAGCAATTGCTTCATGCGTTTATTGGCTTCTCCGTAATGACGGCCAAAGTCTGTACCTACCTTGCGTTCGGCTTTTTCAAGCAAATCGTTATAAGCCAGTGTTAGCGAGTCAAGAATCAAAGTCTTATAGTCATGCTTTGTTGTTAATAATTCCCTTACCTCGTTAATCATCTCGTCAAAGTCCACGGTCATAAGCACCGCACCGTCTGACTTCTCGATTAATTTAACGTACTGAGGTTTGTTCGTTGAACCCTCAGTGTCAATGATGTAGGGCTTGGGGAACTGAATCGCAGCATACGTTTTGCCGACTCCGGCAGATCCATAAAACAATGCTTTTAGTCTGCATTCTTTCACACTTGGTTTCTTTGCTTTTAAAGCCATTTTTAAATCTCCAACTTAGTTACATTAATTATGTCCACTTAAGGACTTAGATAAACCCGCTATACACACCCCTACGACACAGGCATCAAAAACCGGGGTGTGTCGTAGGCACGTGCATAAAGTGTGTATCTATGATTTAGCTGCTTCTTTCACCATTAATGCATTGCATTACCATGTAGAAAGCATCAAGCATTCCTTGGTCTTCGCCTCGCTCAAGACCTGTTCGCCATGTTTCACCAATGTCTGTAAACGTTTCATAGTCATTGGGGTGCGCTTCAACAATATCTTCCCAGTGGTCAATTCGATGTTGTAGCCATACACGTACCCGTTCCAAAGTAGTTCTTTCCACGTCTTTTTCCTCTTAAAATTTAATCGCTCTTCTGTTGTAATCTGATCGCGCATGAAATAATTCATCTAACCCTCTCCACTTTCTAGTAAGTCGATGTGTCCGATTGCTGCCAAGGATGCTTCCCCGGCAGAATCAAAGTACTCGTCTGATTCCCTGATTACTGGCGTACCCATCCAAAAATGGTGATCGCCTCCTTTATCCAGAATTTTGTAGTAGTAATACTTTGTGTCTGGGTAATCATCATCGGGGTACGCCCAAATCTCATAGTCGTAGTGACTGTAACGGTCTTCCCGTACTAACGTCTCCATACGACATCACCATGATCCATATCTTGCTCAGCGTGATAACCTGCTTCACTCATTTCATTGCAAAAGTAATCTTGGCACGCTGTGTCAATCAGGTCTTGCAAGGTCTGGTGGTAATATTTAAGGACGTTTACAGTCGTAACTTGTGCGAATTTGGCACGTGTTTTAGGGTTAGAATCTTTGAACATGGCAAGCATGGCGCAAAGAAAATCGCTGTTTAAAGTCTGGTCTTCACCATAGCAAGCCCATTCTATTTCACGGTCAATTGACTCAATGTATAGTCTGGCAAGCTCAAGCTGGCAGGGAGTTGAAAGTTTGTTGAGGTCAAGCTCGTAGTTATCGCCTATGTGTTTACCATAGCTATAAACTAACTCTTGAAGGTAATCATTAAGATTACGTTGGTGGTCTGAAATTTTCGTTACTCCTGTAACAAAACCCTTAAACTCAAATGGGTCATCAATCCATGATTGTTGCTTTTGCGCGTTAGAATACGCTAAACTTAATGCGTTCATATAATTCACCTATTAAAGTTTTGTTTGAACAACCGAGGTTATAGGTTCCAGCCTATAGCCTCAGACTTACTTTTTTTACTGCTATTCTACATCTGCGAAATCACCTAAAACATCCATCTTTTTTGCTAGTTTTACTCTTTGTTTTTCAACTAATTTAGTCACATACTCACCCATTGAAATTTCAGAAATCATGGCAGCCTTTTTTAGCAACAACCAAGTGTCTCTGGGCATTCTCATGTGAAATGCTCGGTCATCTTCTTGTATATTTTTTCTTTTTACTGACATAATTCCCTCGTATTAATGTATTGCGATATCATGGATACAAATGTATCACGACACGGCAAAAGAATGCAAGCGAAATTTAAAATAATTATATCAAGATACAAAAAGACTTTTATGTTTGTGTGATTTAGATTAGGATTATGAAAAATTTGAGGGTAAACTAAGAGGGTTAGCAGCAAGTTACTTCACTGTTCCATGCCGCTGGAACTTTTATAAACAGCGCATGATTGCGTGTCCGCCAAGATATCAATCATGCTATTAGAACTACCGGACGCCATTGTTTGGCATAAATCGGCTACGTGCGTCCATACACATAAGGCAATTATAGTCATGAACGATTCCTATGACAACATTTCTTTTATATATATCCTATCACAATCTATACTATCCCTAAGCACATGGAGTGCTTCGACAACCGTTAAAGGGAATTAGCATGACCAATAAACCTGTTCATATAGAAAAATACGATATCAAAGCATTCGAGAAAGAGCAAAAACCTTTTGTAATGGTTCTTACCGATTTAATTCAAAAATTTCCCATAAAGCATTCAAAAGAACTACATTTGTGGATGTTTCTTGAGAGCCTTCCTCCAACCTGGAAGCCAAATAAACATCACATTATGCAGCATTTTAGTATTAGCGAGAGAACCTACGAACGATATATGTGTTATTTAAATTCTACAAATTTAATTGAATATCGCCAAGAAAGAGAAGGAAGCGGTAAATTTGGGTCTTGGAAATTGGTTGTCTTAAATGGAACAAGATTCAATCCTGAATCCGCTTATAGCCACACCGCCAAAATTGGCGGAACGGTTGTAAATAGGTCAAAGGCAAAAGTTATCCACATTTCAGAAGCTAACCACACCGCCAAAATTGGCGGAACGGTTGAACCTTCTAAAACCCGCGCCACCACTGAAGAATTTGATAATTCACCGTTCCGCCAATTTACCGTTGAACGGTTGGATGGCGCACATATAAATACAACAATAAAACAAATAAAAGAAAGAAAGAAAACAAACAACAAATCTGTTTCTGTTTTTTCTTGTACTGATTCTGTTAAAACCCATATTGAGATGGTTATTGCTAATCGTGATATTTACATTGAGGGTGATATTCTTTCCCAAGGTGTTTATTACGCCTATGAAACTAACCCTGAACAAAGCTTTGATGCAGTTAATAAACGAATTAACATCTTTTTGAAAAAAGTACGTGAGGGTAAATGGTTAATTCCACAGGGTTACAACGGCATTACCTCACAATCAATACGTGAACACGAAGAAGAGCAGCAAAAGCAAAAACAAGAACAATACAAACAGGACGGAAAGGCTTTTAGGGATATAGCTAGCGCGGTTCTTTCTCCTACAGGTGAGAAAACAATAGGTGACATCCTTAAAAAACTAAAATCGGGGTAGAAATGAATGTAGTAGAGTTTAAATTTAATAAGTTTATAGAAAAAGACCCGTTTCGTATTAATGACGACATAGAACCTATTTATATTGAAATAGCAGAAATGGTTCTTAACAGGTTGTACAAAGCCTATTGCTTTAACCCATTATTTGAAGGGATTGGAACCATAGAAGAGCAAGCAGAAAGCCTTAAGTCCGCGGTCATAACATGGGCTGATTGCTTTATGGATTGGAAAATTGACGACATAGAGCGCGCAAAAGACGCGGCAAATAATTTAATTTTTATAAACCTTTACCCCACCGTTGGACTATTCAGAGCATGTTATTTTAACGAAAACATGTTAATAGAAAAAAATATATACGAAGAGTACATTAATTATTTATATAAATTCTGTTTTCATGGCAAAGACGGGAAAATCCACGGAGCGGATTATTTTTCTACTTGGGACAAGGAACGTGCCAATGCTAATAAAGATATTGAATAGAGAATTTGATGACGAAAAAATAAATCCTTCTAGCAAACTTTTTGATAAAGAGCACGCAAAAGGTTATGAGGACTTCTTGTTATCTATTCAAGAAGCAGATGTTATCAAAATACCTGTAATACATTCTTATAGACGAATAAAGATTATAAGCATGAGAGAGCAACCCGAATGGTTAAAGAAACAAGGCTACATACCGCCTAGAGAGCGAGAGGGGTTTGCATCTCCGAAAGGCTCTGATAGAAGCGGTGCTGGTAAACCCGTGAAAGTTTACAAAAATTGGGCGCATGCCTGATGAACAGGGCGTTATGGATAGCGCGTAAGAATTATTTGTGCGGATTGATTAAAAAGGTTTCCGATGGTCATCGCGGTGATGACATTGAATTTTTGCGTCAACATTGTAGGGAAGTGTTAGAAGCCCATCCAGAAGAGAAAATAGAGGAGGCCATCAGATGCTATGAAGAGATGGTCGAACAGTTGAAATACTACCCAGAAAGGAAGCTGAAATGAATACGATTCAAGGAGATAAGGCCAAGAAGTTTGTCGCATGGCTTGCTTGTGTGAAAGGATTTTTACCCAATAGCATGACCATTAGCGAGGCATCAGAAATATTTTTACGCCGTTGTGCGGACGAAGAGGAAGCGAAGAAAAATGAAAAGAAAAACGGTTAATTTGCGCGACCAACAGGAAGTTCTAGCGTTGATGAAAATTCTTTACGGAAATGATGAGGTCAAGGATGACACGAAAATTTCTGATTCCCACGGAAAACCAAGAGCAACGCGCCCTTGTGAAGTGGCTGAGTCTGCACCCGATACTGAAAGAGTACTTTTACAAGAATAACAACGAGGGGAAACGCACCGAAGCTCAAACTTGGAACTTGAAGTTAATGGGATTGCGTCCGGGTGTGAGTGACTTGTTTATTCCCTACCCTAGCCGAACAGGGTTATACGCTGGTTTATGGTTGGAAGTTAAAAGAAATATGAACTATCCGCCATCAGCAAGGAAGTCTGAAACTTGGGTGAGGCAACAAGAATGGATTGACAGGATGAAAACTGTTGGGTACGATGGTTATTTTTGTTATGGGTTTGAAGATGGCATTAAAATCATTGAGAAATATCTCAAAGAGTGATTTAACAATCGCTGATAAAGTAAGATTCATGGATAAAGTGAGTGTTCCATTTAAGAAAAATGAATGTTGGGAATGGAATGCTTTTAAAAATAAGAAAGGGTATGGGCAGATTATGTATCGTGATTTGGGTAATGTAGCTGCTCATAGATTTTCTTATTTGCTATTTGTTGGGGATTTTGAGCAGAAAAAAATTATATGCCATAAATGCGATAATCCATCTTGCGTTAACCCGAATCATTTATTTGTTGGAACTCATGGTGACAACATGAGGGATAAAATAAAAAAAGGGAGAGCAAAAAATCCACCTTTAAATCTAGGAGTCAAGCATCATTTATCCAAAGTAAATCCTGATATTGTTAAGGAAATACGTTATTTGTTTTCCCAAGGAGCAACTCAAACTTCTCTTGCAACGAAGTTTTCACTACATATTAGCTCAATGCATAATATTTGTAGAAATAAAACATGGAAAAATGTAAAGTGAAGAAGATGGCAAGCGAATCATCGAGTGCTATCTCTCCGCTTGATTTTCTATTATTATTGATTTGTTTCATGAAAACTTCCTTGCTTTCTAGCCCTAGCAATAGGGCTATTTAATGCTAATATTAAATTAACAAGACAAGGAAAGTTATCATGCCAAAATTCAGTCAAGCATCATTTTCTAAGTTATCAACCTGTCATCCAGACCTACAAGCCTTGTTCTACGAGGTAATAAAATTCTTTGATTGCACTATTTTGGAAGGTTATCGAAACGAAGCCAATCAAGAAGCTGCTTTTGCTAAAGGCAATACAAAACTTCACTACCCACACGGTAAACATAATCAAAACCCGTCAATGGCGGTAGATGTGGCACCCTATCCTGTTAACTTTAACGATGACAAACTGGCAATATGGTTCGGTGGTTACGTTCTAGGTATTGCCCAGAAACTTAAGGATGAGGGTAAAATGTCTCATTCTGTGCGTTGGGGTGGCTCATGGGATGGCCTAGGGAAACTTGATAGACCCGGACAACTCAATGACGCAGACCATTTTGAACTGGTGGTTTGAGGTGCGCAATGAAATGTTTAAAAGAGTTCTTGAAAAACAAACCGCATATTGTACTATCAGTGCCAGCGATATTGTGCTTTATTACGTTTTGCACGAATCTTTATAGCGCATTGAGTGATGGTAAAATAGATGCCAATGAATTAAGCACGTTGCTAGGAACGGCAGACGGCTTTGAAACGGTAGTTTTATTTATCGTTATGGTAGCGTTAAGAAACAAAAAACCGTAATATGTAGATGATGATTTACATACACTAAAGGATTAGTGATTATGGCTAAAAAGGACAAGAAACAAGCCGATCCTAGCAATGCTATGGGTAGGCCATCCAAGTTCACACCGGAAAGACGGGCTGAGATTATATCGGCTATTTCAAGGCGTGCACCTTATCAAATGGCAGCAGAAGCAAACGGGATTACAGAGCGTTGTTTGTATTATTGGCTTGACCAAGGGGCTAATGATTTAGATGATGGCATTGATTCAGAATATGCCGAGTTTTTTCAGTCCATAAAAAGGGCTGAGATGCAAAAGGTCATGGAACACACGGACATGATTGCAGCTAAACCCGAGAGATGGCAAGCTGATGCGTGGCTTTTAGAACGTAGATGGCCTAAGCATTTCGGCAATAATGTTCTCCTTAAAGAGCTTAACGAGCGCATGAACCAAATGAGCGGAGCAAAGCACACACCTACAACAGAACCAGAGGAGCAATAACCATGGGCGCTAAATACACATCACCTAAACCAGATGGCTACTTAGAAACACGCAACAACGTATACCTTGACCGTGAGTACAAACAAGAAGTGCGTACCTATCGTGAAGCTGGTGCCTCTCGTAACCTTCCAGAGCAGAGCAAAGCTAACTACGGAAAGAAAGGTTATTTGAAATAATGATATAGACGCATGATGCGTCTTTAGCAAAGGAGTCGTATTGATGAAGGACAAGCAAAGACTTGCTTATGTGTATGAGGTAGGAATCATTGATATATGGAAACCTATGGTTTCTTTTGAAGATTTCTACGATTCTTGCTCTTACGATGAGCGATTGAGTGCACGAATAATGCTTGATCAATACCTGTATCACATAGCGAATTATGTAGTTAGTTACTGGGAAGGCGATATCAGACCTGACCAGCTATACATCGGTGAGATTCCAGATGTAGAAAGATGTGGTGGTGTTCATCGTTACATAGGTTTTAAGCAAGACAATAACGGAACAAGCTATTTAATATTCCCTTTCCCAATGCCAATATATGCACAATACGAATGCAAATATGATGAGTATTTACACAAACAACCAAACTATCATGATGAATGTTTGGATATATTAAATACATATGCTCCAGAACCTGATAGAGACAGGTATTTAGCAAACAAAATAAGCTGCCTTACACATAGTCTTGAGCATATGAAGTGTCAATTAGAAAGGATTAAAGATTTAATTTAACAAGGAGCTTGACACGTGATTACATTGGAAGTATTGCAAAAGCGTAGAGATGATCTAGCTTCAACCTTAGCCACAAGTTCAGTCGATCATGACTTACTCAAGGACAGGTTGAAGGTAATCAAAAAGGAGATTGCGAATATCAACGGCGCAATCATTGAAGTCGATCACATGATCGAATCGTTATAAGGACATAACACCATGAGTTTATTAAGTTCTATTATCCTTCCTAAGCTCGAAGCTGAATTGCTAGCACAAGAGCCAGCTATTGCCGAGTTCCTCGTAAAACAAGTTCACACTTTAGCAACCGAAGTTATTACTTGGGCGCAATCTAAAGTTCCATCATTAGCAGGTGATCAAAATGGCTAAAGACAAAGCACCCATGAAGAAAGAGCCGATGAAGAAAGCCCGGAAAGACGAGGCCAAAGGCGTTAAAAAGAAGATGAAGAAAGATTGCATGTAAGCAATAGCCAAGGTTTAACCGCCTTGGCCTAACACATAAGGACTTGAACAATGGCTAAGTTAACCGCTGCGAAACGTAATGCGTTACCCAAGAATGAGTTTGCATTGCCGGGCATAGAAAAATACCCCGTGAATGATAAGAGCCACGCAAAGAATGCAAAGGCTCGCGCATCAGAGATGGAAAAGAAAGGTAGACTTACATCGACGCAAAAGAGTAAAATTGATGCTAAAGCAAATAAGATTTTAAAGAAGAAATAAATGGTTAGTGAGTCCTATCAAGCTAAATGGAAAAGAGAAGATAGAAAGAAATTTCCAGAAAAATATAAAAAATACAAAAGCACTTATTATGAGAAGAACAAGAAACAAGTTTTAGAAAGGGTTAAGGAATATCAGGAAAAGAATAGAGAGTTGATAAATAAAAGAAAGAAATCTAAATATCAATCTCATGGTTACGCATACCATAAAGACATTAGTTTAATGAGAAATTATGGAATTGGTTTGGATGTGTATCAGAAAATGTATGATGAGCAACTTGGTAATTGCAAAATTTGTGGTGTATACCAAGAAGTATTAAATGTTGATCATTGTCACAATAGTAAAGCCATAAGAGGATTATTATGCCAAAAGTGCAATCAAGGAATTGGATTGTTTAAAGATAGCGAAGTTCTTTTAGCGAATGCTATCGAATATTTAGTATTAGGCAAGAAAAAGAAGTAATCAGCACTTAACACATAGGGATGTGATTATATGGCTACTATCCGCAATACGTGGGTCGAAAAGATTAAGAAGAAAAAAGAGCATGAGACGGCACCTTCTTATGAGCGCGACCCTTTGGCTGATACTTACGCACATGATACCAAGAAGCCAAAGAAGAGATTCTCTTTACCGTCAACAGGAATCTTTGTAAGAACACTACGAGGGATAAGGAAATAGATGCAATGTCACAGTTGTAGCTATCCCGATTCTCGCGTGGTGGAAACGAAACGGGATGACAGGCTAAATAAAATCGTAAGACGTCGCGAATGTATGCGTTGCGGTGTCCGATTCACCACGCAAGAAAACATTAGAGAAAACCCAAACTATCAAACGCCTCCACCACGGAGGATATTAGAGAAATGAAATCTGCTGCTGAACTACTAAAGACCTTCAACGAATATGAGGCTGGGATTAACAAAGGCACTCAAAAACAATTAACTATTCTACCCGATAGGATGATTATACATGCGCATGAACAGGATAAAATATATGTTCCGACTCCCACAGGTGCTATTTTTCATGACAACGATCAATTTGTGCGTGTCATTATGGGGCCTTATGGAAGTGGCAAATCAACACTATCAATTGCAGAAATCGTTAAACGAGCTTGTGAAGTTCCAGTATGGAATAACGGTAGACGTAGAAGCCGATGGGGAATCGTGCGAAATACTTCTGGCGAGCTTGCAACAACAACCTTAGCCACATGGTTAAGCTGGTTTGATGAGCTGGGCGATGTTCGTAAACGTCAAAAGCCTATGCTCACCTACGAGCATACATTCAATGACGGCAAAGGGATTG